CGGGCGAGGATGCCTGGCAGGCGTCAGCGGCGGCCGCCGGGGTGGTGGGGAAGCTTGCAGCGGTCATGCGAACAGGTCCATTTGAGCCGGCAGCGCCGGAGGTGGCAGCGGGGGCGAAGCCGCGCGGCGAGTGGTGGCCTTGGTGATTCGATGCGTGGCGCTGCGCGCCGCGCGCTGTGCGAGCTGCAGGTACTCGCCGCGTGCGCGCATCTGCCACGGGCGGCCACTAATCGGGCACAGGTCGTGGTTGCTGGCGTTGTAGTGGTCGGAAGAGGGGCCTTCCTGATAGCGGAGCTTCACCAGGTAGTGGGGCCGGCCGGCGCAGAACCCGCTTTCGGTACGCGGTCCGCTGACGCTGCGCACGGTGAACAGCCGTGGCCTACGGTGCCAGTTGCTGGCATCGCCCGGAAGGTCTGGCAGGCCATAGTTGGCGTTGGGCTCGTCCTTGTACCAGGACCACACCTTGTCTCCAGCCTGGAACGGCTGCAGTTCTTCGGTGCCCGCGTGCGTGCGGTCCGGAAGCGGCGGCAGCAGATCGCGGATAGAGAAGATCCCGCCGCGCCCATTTGCTTCGCTGAAACAGGTGAACGCGAACGGGGCGACGGCGATGCCACCAGACCTGATGACGTAGAAGCCCCGCCGGCATGCCGTGGTCCCGCACTCGAAGGAGCAGCCGAGGATGGTCTGCCGCGACCAGCCGCGTGCAACCCGCCTGGCGATCATTGCCGCAGCGATCTCGCGCGCAATGTCCAAGTCCATGACGCTGTGGGAATCAGTCATTGTCCTCGTCCTCGCCGGCATCGACTTCGCCGCAGTTGGAGCAGGTGTGCTGGCCGCGATGCCAGTTGCCGCATTCGTTCCAGCAGAAGCCGTTGCCGCAGGTCTTGCAGATACCGGCATCGCTGAGATCGAGCGGGTCATCGCAGACGCAGCACAGGCCGATAGGCATGCCCTTACCCATTGCGCGCCCCCGTGTCGGTGGTAATCGCCTTCATCGCCAGCCCCGCAGGTACTCGCCGAACGTCACACCACCGTCGTAGCGCAGGAACTTCTGGTAGCGCTGCTGTGACTTGGTCAGTTTCGGCGGCGTGGGAGTGTTTTGCTGCACCGCTTCGCGTCCGGCGGCGGTGACCGTGAACAGGTCGTCGCCGCCGGTAATGGCATTGCCCGCGCGCTGGACCATGTACCCACGCGTGACCAGCGCCATGCAGTGCTGGTGGTCGGCTCCGCCTTCGCCCGTGACGAAGTGGTTGCGATAGCTGCGCTCCAAGCCACCGTCGCCGACGCCCAGGGCGTGGCGAAGGATGTGCAATTCAGCCGCCGGCAGCGCGGCGCTGGTGATCTGGTCAGCCATTGGTCGAATCCTTCACGCAGCGGGCGCTGTGTATGCTTTGCGGGTAAGCGCACCGGAATGGAGCAGGTGCGAGGGTGATGGGATGCATAGGCAAGAAGACTGGAATCTGAAAATTCGGGGCCGCGACGTGACGGTCCGGGTTGCGCTCGACGGCATCGGCCGAGTCGGACAGGGGACGTTGACGGGCTTCCATGTGGTGTACGGCCCCAGCCGAATCGGCCTGGAGGTTCGCGTGGAGTCCAGAGAGGACGCTGCAGCCAAGACCGAGGCGCTGCTGTCCGAGCTGATGGGTGCCGACTGGTACTGAGCCGATAGGCATGCCCTTACTCATTGGTGGTCACCTCATGGCCTGGGCAGCCGCCGCCGGCGTAATCGAAGCCCTCGCAGGCCTTCCCAAGGGGGATGACCTTGTGACCGGCTTCCAGGTGGTCGAGCAGCACGCTGCGCGCTTCCTCGGCGGTGAGCCCACGCCCGGTGCTGGAATTGGAGAACAGGTTGGCCAGCTCGCGGTTGCTCATGTTCGTGAGGGCGCCACGCACGTCCAGATGGACGTGGCCGATGTAGTTACCCATTGCCCACCGCCTTGCTGTCGATCAGGGCCAGCGCTTCATCCATTACGGCGATACCCTCACGGTAAATGCGCACGTCGTTGATGTAGTCGTCCTCGCCGTCGGTCTGGATCAGACGGGTTCCGGGTGCATTAGGGTCGTCGGGCAGATGCGACCGCCACTGCGCCATACGGCGCTGCAACAGCTCGCGCACCGGCCCCAGGTCCACGGCCTGCGCGGGCGGGGCGGTGTAGAGCGGGACGGTGAAGAACTCCCTGATGCCCAAGTGCCTGCCCGCGCGCATCGCTACAAGGCCAGGCGCCGCGCCGTGCTCCATTTCCCATCGATTCACGAAGAGTGCGGGCTTCTGCGCCACCGGCTGCCGGGCGGCGAGGTGCTGTGCCAGTGCGCAGGCGAAGTCGGCGGCGAGGCGCGTGGTGATGTAGGCGCGGAAGTCGTGTCGACCCACATGATTTGCGAAGTACTCGGCGACGTAGGCGCGGGCGCCTTCGCTGGTGTCCAAGTTGTGGCCGGTGGCCATGTTGTCGTTGCTCATGCTCGCGGCTCCTTTGCGCCGTTGATCTGCTGGCCGCCGAGGGCGGCGCTGAATTCCCAGCGCTCTGCCTCGCGGGTGTAGTAGGCGGCGCGCTCCTGGCGCTCGCTTTCGGTGAACTGCCTGTCGTGAAGCGCGGCGTCGGCGGCTTCGCGGTTGGCCTTGGCCATGCGGACCGGGTCGTCCTTGAAAATGTCGAGCTGGTTGCGCATGCGGTTCCCTGGGATGGGTTGCCGGCGAGTGGAAGTCCGGCCGGCGGCGGAGCCCGGTGACCCGGGCGGGCGGTTGCTCAGTGCGTGTCGTCCGTCGAAACCGGACCGCGCTGGGAACGCGCTGGGTTGCGGAGCGGGGGCTTCCAGCTATCGCGGTTCCGCGCAGCGCGGCGCCGCTGCATCTCGGCGCGGTATGCCGGCCAGCAGCGGCGGATTTCGATGACGCATGCCCGGCCGAAGTAGCCGATGCCGAAGCAGGCGACGAGGAAGATCGAATCGGCGCCGGTGTAGAAGGCGCGGGCGAGGATGCCGACCAGCACGCCGACGATCACGGCGCAGTAGAAGGGCAGGGCCAGGTGGTGCATCACTCGGTCCCGCACAGGAAGCCGGGGCTGGCTTCTTCCAACCAGGCGCGCATGCTGGTCATTTCGCCGGTCGGCTGCTCGTTGTGGTCGTAGTCCGGCGTCGGCTTGTCCAGTTCGGCTTCGCTGACTTCGCGCGGGTAGTCGTCCTCGCAGGGCGTGCAGTGGTCGTCCTGGTACAGCCGTGCCGCTTCTTCTGCGGTCGCGGCGGCGTAGATGGTCGGCATGTCGTCGACGTAGAAGGCTTTCAGGTTGGTCATCAGGCTTGCTCCTGGGGGGCGCCGACGGCGTCCGGGTGGTTGATGGCGATATCGGCGTTGCCCTTGATGACGCCGGTGGCGTCGACAGCGGCGAGGCCGGCGGGCGGGTTGATGTGCGGGATGCCGATCTGCATCTGCGCGAAGAAGTCCTGGTCGGTCACGCGGCACCGCCCTGGGCGCGCAGCATGCGGCGCAGGCTCTTGCGCACGTCGGCGATCGCGCGGCCGGCGCTGGCGCGCTGGTCGAGGACGGCGCGCGCTGCAACGTCGGCAGCGGCGGTGACCAGGCTGGGCGAGAAGCCCATGGAATTGGCGGCGATGGCTGCGGCCTTGGCCGCGTTGGCCGCGCGCTGGGCGAGCGGGTAGGTAGCGGCGACGATCATGCGTGCACCTGGCCACTCAGGGCTTCTGTGTACTGCTGCGCGGTGGCAGCGCCTATGCGCAGCTGCTGTGCCTTGCGCTGCAGCTCCAGGGCCAACTGGTCGGCTTCCCAGGGGGTGAGGTGCAGCTTGGCGCCGCCCATGTGGGTGACGACGCGCCCGCTGGTGCCGTCAGCGGTGACTGCGATTGCTGCTTGGCTGCAGCCGAGGACGAGGGTTGCCATGGATCAGCACTCCTGCCCGAACAGGCGCTGGCCGAAGCTGATGCCCGCGCCAACGGCGAGGGCACCGATGGCGTAGATAGCGATGATCAGGTGCCACAGGGGCCGTTTGCGGCGCTGCATGTAGGTCTCCTGCCGCCGGCCCCGGGATGGGGCTTGATGGGCGGCTTGGAGACAGTAAAGCGCTGCTTTAGGTCAAAGTCAAGCGGTGCTTTAGTAATCCACCAAAGAAAAGCCCTTCTTGAGTGAAGGGCTTTCGTAGCGTTCTTTACTTGAGCTTCGAAGGGTCGAAGCCGGACGTATCAAACTCCCAAGCAGGGGAGCCCTCTTGGTACACCTCAGCCTGGATCCTGACGATGTCCGCGTCCTTCATACGGCGGACAAAGTCAGCGTAGCCGCGGATGAACAAGAGAGTCGTGGAATTGTCGCTTGGTCCCGCGGCCTCGTACGTTCTCGGTTTTTCGTCTCCAAAGCGCACGAGTACCTTGCAACCGGAGTAGCTCCTGCAAAGAAGCTGCCCGCGCTCAATACTCATGATGACATCGCTGCCATGCTGAGGATGCTTCCGCACAGTGAGCGTAGCGTGCTGGGGCCTGGAATACGGCCGGTCGAACTCATGGGTATTGCTGCTCGTAACCTCGGCAGTGACCCACGCTTTGCTGGTCATGGGGTCATCGGAAGAGCGATAGACCCATTGTTTCCCCAAGTTCGCTTTCCTCACCTCTGCTTCGAGCTCGGGTATGAGTTTCGATGCCTCGTTCCCCTCAGTCGTGCCAGCGAAAGAGGACGCAAGCTCTTTTGCCGTAAGAAGGCGAGCTTCCGCAAAGCGGCTGGCATCGTTCATCTCTGCAAGTAGGCGCGCTCGCTTGTGCTCAGGCTGCTCGCTAGGCGCCGTGCCAGACCGCTCCCCTGGGCTGGGCGTGTGATCCGCCCGTGGTGAGCACATGGCGACAAGAAGTACTACCGCACCTATCAGGACGACAACAGCGCATCCAGTCTTTCTCCGGTCACTGCTCCCATCGCTTTCTTGAGACGGAATAGTCACCGCCCTAGGCCTATTAGGGTGCCCGCAGTTCGGGCAGGCCTCAGCCTGGTCACTAATCTGCCGTCCGCATTCTTCGCACGCTATAAGCGCCACTGCATTCCCCCTGTTCTGATCCTTCAGTTGAACCTTTCAATCCGATTACGCAGGTACACCTTGCCTCCGATCACGGTGTTAGGAGGCATGGGGAACGCTGGATAGAGCCCCGCGTTTGCACTGACAACGTAGACAGCATCGCCTCGATCCTGCAGGGCCTTAACTTGCTGGCCATTGCCAGTGTTGAGCAAATAAATCCCATCTCCATCGAACGCGGTGACGCCCGTGTCGACCATCAACGACTCGCCGGGATTGATCACGGGGATCATTGAGTCTCCGCGACCGGTCACCAGCACAAGGCGCCCAGGAGGGGGGACGAATCCGACGACGGAGCGTATGTAGGTTGGCGCAAAGTCCATCGCACGCACGATGTCTGGAAAATCCTCGTTAATTGCCCCATCCCCCATGTCGGCATCTCCATCAAGCTGCTGGACGCGAACATAGCTGTGCGCGGTCGCAGGAGTGGAGACGACCGCCACCGCCTCACCCATTCCGAAGTGGGATAAAGGCTTGCCGGTGAGCTGGGCCAGCTTTGGCAGCTTTCGCTTATCGACTTTTCCTGTGCGCAGCCAGCCAGACACCGCTTGCTCGGTGACGCCAAAGGAATCTGCGATCCCTTTCTGGGTGAGGTTGGACTCTTCGATGGCCGAGCGAATGGCGGCCGCCATGGCTGAATTGTCAAGCATTGCTTGATTGTCCATGGCGCGACAGACCAATGTAAGAAAGCATCGCTTGACTACCAACTAAAGCGACGCTTAAGCTGGTCGTATGAACCATATCGCTGCTGCCGTAGAGAGGACGGGGACCGGTCAAGCCGGCTTGGCGCGCCTGCTTGGCGTATCGCCGCAAGCGGTCAACCAGTGGGTCAACGGCAATCGGCCCGTGCCTTCGCGGCACGTGCTCGCCATTGAGAGGGCAACGGGAGTCTCCCGGCACGAGCTCCGCCCCGACGTGTTCGGCCCTGGCGCTGCCGTTGAGGTGCCGGCCCAGCCGCAGCAGACGGTGGTGCAGCAGATCCGTGCGGAGGTGGACAGCCGGATGAGCAAGCGCGCGCTGCGCGCGAAGCTGGGCGTAGCCAACGACAAGCAGCTGGCGAAGGTGCTGCAGCTGCCGGTGGATCAGGTTGAGTCCTGGCCGGAAGAGAAGAGTGTTCCGTCGCTGCCGCAGCTGATGCGGCTGCTGGGTGTCCAGGAAGAGAGCCAGGCGCCGAGCGCGCCGGCGGACCCGGACGAAGACCGAATCATCCCCGTGGAGGCTGCCTGATATGCGCGCGCTGTCCGACAAGTGGAATCCCCGGCTGTGGCTGCGCGACTGGCTGGCCAAGCCCTCGACGAACGAAGTGCTGCAGGAGAAGCGGATCAAAGCCGGGATGCGCGAAGCAACCCGACTCTGGCACGCCGATATGAACCGACGCGCCGCTATTCGTCGATCAGATCCTTCGCGGCCTGAATCATGTCCTCCTGCTCCTGGCGCGGCAGCACCGACGCCTGATGTTTCACCAGTTCGATCACCTGATCCCTGAAGTCTTCGCGCTGAGGCTGATTGCGCGCAAGAACCGTGACCACTGCACGTAGCGCCCTCACTTCGGCAGTCAACGTTTTTGAGCTCATGTCGCCCTCCTTGCGGGCTTGGTTGTTGGCACATCCAGCGTAGCGCAAGGAGGGCGGCGCCAGTCGCACCCCAAAAGTTGATCTCCATAGCGGCCATGTTGCCGCGCAACAGAGCACCCGTCATGAAGCCCAAGCCCCATTTCCTGCCCAAGCGCCAGACGGTGATCTACGGATTCACCGAGCAGATGTTGCGCGACACCGGCTCCAACCGCCGCAGCTTTGCGATGGCGGTGGCCGACACGTATCTCTCGCTGCTGGGTGAGGACGACCGGGAAGTCCCGTTCCGCATCACCCTGGGCGGCGACGGCGATGCCGACAAGAAGCACAACGGCCAGATCCTCGGGCGCTACCTCGACGGCGTGGTGAAGACGCTGCCGGCCGATCTGGAAGACGCCTGGGTCATGAGCCTTCCGGAGCCGTACCGCAGCAACTGCGAGCGGGAGCTGGCACGCCGTCGCGGCATCCTGCCGATCCGCATCGACGCGATCGACACCGCGGCGGACACCGTAGGGGTTGGCCAGCTGATGAAGGATTTCGGGGACCTCTGCGCCGCGATCAGCCCTGCCGTTGCAGACGGCGTGATCGACGAGAAGGATCGCCCGCACGGCCAGAAGATCATCAACGAGTCGGATGACCTAGTCATCAGCGCGCTGACCTTCCGCAAGGCAGTGATCCGCGCCATGGGCCTGGAGCAGACCGCATGAGCGAGCTCGCCCGCACCACCGACATCGACACCAGCCACGCTGCCGCTGCGCACGTGGTCAGCAGCGGTCTGCAGGCCGCGCAGCAGGACCAGGCCGCCCGCGCGGTCACCCAGAACGCCGGCATGACCAGCAACGAGCTGTCGCAGGCCACCGGCCTGGACCGCTACATGCTGGCCCGCCGACTGCCTGAGCTGATGAAGGAGGGCCGGGTGTACCGCGGCCCGAACAAGCCGTGCCCGGTCAGCGGCCGCACTGCGTGCACCTGGTGGCCTGTGGCCCCGGGCGAGAACCTGCAGCTGGCGGTCTGACGATGAGCGCACGAGTTACAGGCATGGTGTTCGACCGCTACCCGAGCGGCGGCGGCGAGATGCTTCTGGCGCTGGCGTTGGCCGATCACGCGCACGACGATGGCACGCACATCTTCCCGTCCATCGCGCGGCTGGCAGAGAAGACCCGGCAGTCCGAGCGCTCGGTGCAGTACCAGCTGCGCCGCATGGAGCAGTCCGGGTGGCTGCTGCTGGTCAACGCCGGCATCGGTGGCCGCCGCAGCGGGTTTGGTGAAGGTGGCCGTACCCGCCAGTACCGGATCAACCCCGAATGGATGAAGGGTGCAGAAATTGCACCCTTTGCAAAGGGTGCAAAAAAGGCCTCCGAAGGGTGCAAAACGGCGCAGGAAAGGGTGCAAAACGGCGTCGAAAAGGGTGCAACAGCTATTGCACCCGAACCAAGAGCAACCAAAAGCAACCAAGAGCAACCCTCACACCGCGAGTGTGAGCGCGAGGCCGATCCGGCTGCGCTGACCGTCGAGCAGGTCGACCGCGAGCTGGCCGGTTTCGGCGTGGTGCCCACGGGCATCGATCGCCAGATGCTGGCCCGATTCGTCCGGCACCGCGCCGCGATCCGTCGCGTGCTCTCGGTCCAGGGCTGGCTGCAGGTCCGCCAGCAGCTGGCCGACCTGATGGCCAACGGCCATGACCCGAACGAATCCCTGAAGCAGACCATGGCCGCCGGCCTGGCGCTGCCCGTGATCCCTGTTGCCCAGCAATCCGCAGGAGCCGCCCATGCAAACCCTCAGCACAGTTCTGCCGACCGAATCGAGCAGCTCCAGCAGCAGTTCGAAGCCGAACGCCGCGGCAGTGGCCACGGTGGCGGCTCTGGCTTCGACCCAGCCGAGTACGTCGACGCAGAGTTTGCCGTCGTCGGCTGAGCCGGTGAGCGACCAGGCCACGGCCTACCTGTGGGAGTTCTGGAAGCAGATGACGGCCATGTTCCCGGGGAAGTGGGAGCACCAGAACGGCGCGGCCCCGGTGAAGAAGGACGGCAGCCTGACCATTGCCGGCACGACGTGGTTCCAGGTGCTGAAGGGCCGCACGGTGGCGCAGCACGCGAAGGGCATGCAGTGCTGCCTGACCGAGGGCCGGGAGTGGCCACCGAACGCGGGCCGATTCCTGCAGATGTGCCTCGACGTTCCGGTGATTGCCACGGTTGAGCGCGAGATGGCGCCGGGCCGGCCGCAGAGCGGGTTCACGGTGCTGGTGCGCTCGCTGCTGGACCTGCACGTCTACGCCACGGCGGAGAACGGGTTCCAGCAGCGTCGGATGCTGGAAGAGGCCTACACGCGCGCTGTGCAGCACGTGGTGGACGGGAAGCCGCTGCCGCAGCGACTGCAGGCGGTCGCGCAGGAGAAGCACGGCGTGCACCCGGTGCGCGACCGCGATGCGGCACGCGCGGCCATGGCGCGCGCTGCCGCCGACCTCGGGTTCGGGGAGGGCGCGTGAGCAAGCACGACACGGTGCGGCTGCTGCACGCCGAGCGCTGCAGCGTGGCGGAGATCTCCCTGGCTGTGGGTTGGCTGCCGTGCAACGTCCGCTGGTTCATCCGCAACTGGATCGACGCCGATGGCGACTGACGCGGAGCTGGCGCAGGCCGAGCAGGCCGGCCGCTGGGCACGCGATGCGTGCCGGGCCCGGGAATCGGCACCGCGCTACGAGATGGGCATGGACGGGCTGCATCGCCGGCGGCGCTGGCAGACCGGATGGGACAAGCGGGACCAGGAACTGAGCGCGGCACGCCGCGAGACGACGAGGAACAGGCGCTGATGGACTTCACCAACTACAACACGCGCAGCCGCTACGCCAAGGAGATCAACGCCGGCTACTCGGCGCGGCTGAACGGCCAGCGCCTGAGTGACAACCCGCACCTGGTGTGGATCGAATGCGAAACGGAGGACGGCGCCAACCGCCGCGCCGGACCGCTGAGCGAGAAGGCCGAGGCCTGGCAACACGGATGGCGTCTAGCCGACGAGGCCGCGCGCTGATGTGGTCGAAGGCACCGCCGCCGACGAAGGAAGAGGCCGGCCGGATCGAGTTGGCCAAGACCGGCCCGTGCATGGCCTGCCTGGCGCTGCTGGAGCAGCAGCTGCTGGAGGCAGAGCTGGTGGTGTACGGCTGCGACTACAACCACGCCAAGAGCGGCAACGTGCGGCGCGGCCACGCGTTCGGTTACGCGCTCTGCAAGTGGCACCACATGCGCTACCCGATGGAGGGCAACACCTTCGCGACGATGCGCCAGATCTACGGCCCGAGCCTTCTGGATGGCTCGCGGACCTTCCACGAGACGTACGGCTCCGACGACGAGCTGATCGCCAACCAGACCTACATCAACGAACTGAGGACACCGGCATGAAGGATCGGAGCAAAACCTACGCAGGGCGTTCGCGCGCGCTGTTCGAAGCGGCCCCGGGCCTGCAGATCACCGGCATCCAAGTGGCTGACCAGCTGGGCGTGGTGGGCTACGTCGAGCGCGGCAAGGTCCGTCGCACGTTGCGCGACCTGGTCGATGCGGGATACCTGCGCAAGCTGGGGGATGGGCGGACCGGGCTCTATGAGCGCACCGGTGCCTGCATGCAGCGGCTGCCGATGACCCCGGAGCAGCGCAAGGCGAGGGACAGCCAGCTCAAGAAGGAATACCGGGAGCGCGTCCGTGCAGCCCAGCAGGCTGGCCCGCGTGCGCCGGACAAGATGACGATCAACCGAGCCAGGCTGGATCTGCTGGCCGACCTGGCCCCGGCCAAGCCGTGGGGCAAGGAGAGGAGCGGGCAGCGGTCGGCCGAGACGGTGGAGCAGTTCAAGGCGCGCGGCGGCAAGGTGGAGATCCTGACGGCCAGTTGGGAGCAGGCAGCATGAAGCTGGAGCCGATCGACACCAGCACCACGGCGGGGAAGGCTCGTGTACTGCTCGCCATGACCTTGGACGACCGCGGCTTCCCCTGCGAGGCAGAGAACGTCCGCGATGGTTCGGACTTGGAGAGCTATGAAGGCGAGCTGCAGGCGATTGGCTGCCTTATCGACTGGGGTCTGATCCCTTCGATCCCGGAGGTGTCCTGATGGCTGTGCGCAAAGCCGATTTCAGCCTGGACGGCCCGGGCTGGCCGAACTGGACCCGGCAGAACATCACCATTACGGTCGCGCTTCGGCTGGTGCGGAAGTACGGCGACAGGCTTCCGTCGGTGAAGGCGCTGCGCGATGACTTCGGGGTAAGCCGGGCAACGGCTTTCCGCTGGCGAGCGGCGTTCCGCGACAGTTTGGCTCAGGCGGGGGACCAGCATGCAGGCTGACCGCGCGCTGGAGCTGGTGCTTCCCTGGCCGAGCAAGGATCTGTCGCCGAACGCGCGCGTGCACTTCCGGGTAAAGGCCCGGGCCACGAAGCTGGCCCGCCAGACGGCGGCGGTGCTGGCGAACGAGGCGGGCTGGCGCGGCATGGTACTGCCGCCGGGGCGGCTGCACCTGTGGATCGACTGCTACCAAGCGCCGGGCAAGAAGCTGCCTGACGACGACAACATGGTCGGCCGCTGCAAGCCCTACCGCGACGGAATTGCCCAGCTCCTGGGGATCGATGACGCGCTGTTCTATGGGCACCTGTTCGTGAAGGACGAGCGGAGGCCGGGCGGCCAGGTGGTGGTGCGGATTACGGGCGGGCCGGCAGCGGCCGGCCACTCAACGACAGGGGAAGGGGCATGAATCCGCGTGAGGCGATGGGGCGGCTGGGGCCGACCACGGTGAAGTTCGATATCGGGCGTGGCGGCGGGAAGCCGGACCTGACGAACCAGGACATTGCCGCGGCGCTGGGGATGGTGCCGGCCGGGCTGGGCCGGGAGCTGCTGGAGGCGTGCTGGTGGCCCGACGGTGCCGCGCTGCGCCGGCACAAGTTGCGGGATGCGGTCATTGCGCTGGTGACGCCTGAGCTGCAGCGGCAGCAGCGCCGGCTGGCCGAGGCGCGCACGGATCTGGGCTTGGCCGAGGTGTGCATCGGCTGGGGCGGCGCGGCGACGGCGGAGCAGCGGGCGAACCGCGATGCGGCCCAGCAGCGGCTGGGCCGGGTGAAGGCGCAGTGCTGGCCGATCAGCACCCTTGAGTCGCTGCCGACACTGGCCATGGCGGTGATCAGCGAGATTGCGCACCGGCCGCACTGCGCCAGCTGCGAGGGCAGGGGGCAGACGGTGTCGGGCGAGCTGCTGATGACGTGCAAGGTGTGCGGCGGATCAGGACTGGGCCAGGTCAGCGACCGGCGGCGCGCTGCGGCCATCGGGCGCGATGAATCCACGTACCGGGCGAAGTGGCGCGGTGTCTTCGAATGGCTTCTGATGAAGATGACGGAGGCAGAACAGGAGGCAGCTTGGGCGTTTATGATCACGCTCGACAGGGGAGATGGAGCTGCTGCTTAAATGGAAACCAAAGGAAAACGACGAGCACTCGGCGCGGCGATGCTCGCCGGTGCGCTATGGGTGTTCATTAGGCGCCCGAGCATAGTTCTCGCGTGGTCCATCATCCTATACATGAACTCCGAGGCGTGGCTGGGAATCAAGCCGCTGGGATTCTTCGAGCTTGCTGAGCGAGCCACAGATGCAACGGAGATAACACTAGCAGCTGCTGGCGTGCTCGTCGCGATGGCTTCGTTGATGGCATTCAAGGCTGCCAAGAGGTTGGATCTAGAGTTGGCTGCGGCTGCCGATGTGTCGGTTTTGATACGAGACACTGGTGCGCTGCTGGTGCGAAACCGCATGTACTGCGAGCGAATTCTCCGTGTGAAAGAGCTTCACATAGAAAGCATCGATGGCGTAGGGAAGACTGCTGATCAGACGAAGGCTGCGCGCGACCGGCGAGACGTGGAATGGAGTTGCTTGTTGGATACGGTTGATCAGGTCCATGCTGACCGCTCAGGTGTTTGGGATCTTGTCCGCCGCTTGGGCGACCTTAACAACCAGCATGGCCCTATCATCCGGACCAGAGTTCTCATGCCATTGATGTTGGAGAGGGCGCAGGCCAGTCTTGAGGAGTTGGGGAGCGCAACTGTGTACGTCATTCCCGGAAAGGAGGATGACGTCGGAAGGTTTATGGGCTCGTTCTTCCTTTCTGGCGCGAAAGACGTCGCAAACTACCTCGAGGTGGACGACCGCCATATGCTGAGGGTCCTTGGATATCTGGGCGGCGCGTCATCAATCGGATCAACAGCAGTAGCGCCCGTGTCCCTGATCACGGCTCTCCGGATGGTCGCAAAAGTCTGGAGGATGTAACTGCGGGATTGCTGCTCCCGCACTTTGACAGGTAGATTCACTACCATCGCGCACGACCCGACCCCGGCCACCCAGCCGGGGTTTTTCATCTCCGGACCGACCATGATCCTGACCGCCTCGACAATCCAGCAGGCGGTAGGCTGCAGTGCCGCCGTCGCCGCCCAGTGGGCGCAGCCCCTGTCCGAAGCCTGCACGGCGTTCGGCATCAGCACCCCGAAGCGTGCGGCCGCATTCCTGGCGCAGGTGGGGCATGAGTCCGGCAGCCTGAGCAGGACCGTCGAGAACCTGAACTACGGCGCGCAGGGCATGGCCGATACCTGGCCCAGCCGCTACGCCGTCGATCCCAAGGCCAAGCCAAGAAAGCCGAACGACCTGGCGCGCGCTCTGGAGCGGAAGCCGGTAGCGATCGGCAACAACGCCTACGCCAACCGCCTGGGCAACGGCTCCGAGGCAAGCGGCGATGGATACCGATTCCGTGGCCGCGGCCCGATCCAGAACACTGGCCGCGCCAACTATGCGGCGATCCGGGACGCGCTGCGTGCCAAGTCCATCAAGGGCGTTCCCGACTTCGAGGCCCAGCCCGAGGCGCTTGAGCAGCCGAAGTGGGGTGCACTGGCGGCTGGTGCCTTCTGGGATGCCCGGTCTCTGAACAAGCTGGCTGACGCGGGCCGATTCGACGAGGTCACCGAACGAGTGAATGGCGGCCAGACCGGTGCCGCTGATCGCAGGGCGCGATATGCGCGCGCGCTGAAGGTGCTGGCCGCGTGACTGAGCCCGTGAGCACCCTCAAGACCATCGTCGGCACCTTCACGGCAGCAGTCGTGGCCCCGGCCACCGCTGACGCGTTGCGGGCAGCAGAGCGCATCATCCTGGGCGTTCCCCAGTCGGTGCTTCTGGTGGCCATGGCAGGCGCGCTGATCGGCGTCCTGCTGCTGCCGGAGAAGGACGCGGAACGCGTGGCTGCGGATGCGAGCCGCCGCCGCGGTCATCGTCTTCTGCAGACGGCTGCCCGTTGGGCCGCTTTGGCCGTCGCTGTCCTGGCATACGCCATCGTCGCCGCCTGGGTCATCGCAGTTGCCGCCTCGATCTGGCCGACTCTCGCCGGCGCGCCGCAGCTGCCGCTGGCTGGCCTGTCCGGCGTCCTGATTCGCCGGCTGCTGCCCGGCTATGTGCGTCTGGTCGAGAAGGCCACTGGCGCAATCGGAGGCGACAAGCCATGAGCGTGCTGCTGAGGTTTCTCCGTTCGGTGTGGGATCTGGTCATCGGCGCTGCAGCTGATGCGTTCCAGTGGCTGCGAAAGCCGGGCAGCAAGATCAAGCTCGTCTGCGCGGTGCTGGCCTTCGGCTGCCTGGTCTCTGGCCTCTCGGCCTATGAGAAGGAGCAGCGCATCCGCGATCTGAGCGCGCAGGTGGTAAAGGTCAAGGCTGACTGGAAGGCAGATGCCGAGCGCCTGCAGGCCGATGTGGACAGCCGCGACCAGCGACTGGCCGAGGTCGCTGCTGCTCTCCGCGCCGAGGCCGTGAAGCTGGAGGCGTTGAAGGCTGAAAGCGCAGCCGCTCTGCAGGCGCTGGCTGGCCGCATCGAATCATCCGAGAAGGACGCAGCCACCTGGCGCGGCCGCTACGAGCAGCGGCCTGATACATGCAAGGCCGCCCTGGAGCTGCTCGACTCTGCCTGCCCAGCCTTGAAGGGGTACTGACGTGCGACTGATCGTCCTGGCTACGGCCTTCTGCCTCGCGTCCTGCCAGTCGTCGGCGCCCAAGCCCAACCCGCCAGCACCCGCTGTCATCCGTGTCCCCGTTGCCACGTTCGTTCCCATCGATGCGGCGCTGACGAAGCGCTGCAGCTGGGTCCGTGCCGGCAAACCGTCGGCTGTGTTCGGAGTGAGCAACGGCAGGAAGCGGTGCCTGGACCAGTACGAAGCCCAGTTCGATGCCATCGAGCAGGTGCAGGGGAAGCCCGTCCCTTCGGGCGGCGGCTGATGCCGCGCCGGGCACCGAAGCACAACGCCATGCCACGGCAGGCGGCGGTGCACGTACCGCCGGCGGCAGTGAGGCAGACCACGTCCGAGCGTGGCTATGGCGGCCGATGGCAGCGCGCTCGCGCGACCTTCCTGCTCAGGCATCCGCTCTGCGCAGAGTGCCAGCGGTCGGGCCACGTCACGGTCGCGACGGTGGTCGACCACATCACCCCGCACAAGGGCAGCCAGGCGCTGTTCTGGGACACCGACAACTGGCAGCCCCTCTGCAAGCGCTGCCACGACCGCAAGACCGCGACCGAGGACGGCGGGTTCGGCAACTGGCACCGAGGTGCCACGCCGACCCCGAAATGCGCGCGCAGACGCAAATGAATCGCAACAACGGCACATAGGGCGGGGGGAGGGTCAAAAGTTGGGGCGGTTCGCCTCCCTGACCGTGCGCCCAGGCGTTTTATTGCACCGTCAGTTGAGAAAAACCATTTTTTCGCGGCCAGGTTGCCGCTCCTGGACTACCCATGGCGAACCCGCGCAAACCGACATCGCTGAAAGTGGTGGCCGGCACGGATCGCCCCGACCGCGCGCCGCCCGCGCCAGCTGCTGACCTTCCGCTGGTGTCGGACGTTCCGCCGGCACCGGACTGGCTGCCGAATGCTCATGCCATCAAGGAGTGGGACCGGCTCGCGCCGATTCTCCACGCGAACAAGCTGCTCACCGAGGCCGGGCTTTCGGCGTTCGGCCAGCTCTGCGCTCTGCACGGCAACACCGTGCAGCTGTACGCCGCCGGGCTGGCGCCCGTGGCGTCGATGGTGTCCCAGCTGCGCGGGCTGATGAACGATTTTGGTCTGACGCCGGTTGCCCAGGGCAAGGTGAAGCCATCGGGCGAGGCCGAGAAAACGGGGAACGCATTCGCCAGCAATGGTGCGAAGCGGAAGCCCCGTGCGTGATTACGTCGGCGTCGCCACGGCCTATGCGGAAGAGGCCGTAGCCGACAAGAAGGGCCGGAAGTTCGGGAAGTGGGTGCGCCTGGCCGCGAAAAGGTTCCTTGCGGACCTGAAGCGAGCGAGGCGGAAGCGTCCGCCGTTTGTCTTCGACGAGTGGCATGCCTGCGACCCGTGCGACTTCATTGAGAAGCTGCCGCACGTTGAAGGAAAGTGGGCGCGGCCTGAGATCGAGCTGCATCGGTCACATGTTTTCTTCGTAGTGCAGCTGTTCGGGTTCCGCAACCTGGACGGCAGCAGGCGTTTCACCTCGGCACTGTTCGCGGTGGCGCGCAAGAACGCCAAGTCGACCTTGGCAGCGGCGATCCTGCTGTACTGCCAGTGCTGCGAGGAGGAGGAGGGCGCCCAGATCATCTCGGCGGCCACCACCGGCAGCCAGGCGCGCATCATCTTCAACGTCGCCAAGCGGATGACGGAGAAGACACCGGACCTGCAGGAGGCTTTCGGCTTGGCCTGCTGGGCCAACTCGATCAGTCGGATGGAGACCGGGGCCAGCTTCAAGCCGATCAACGCCAAGGCCAGCACGCAGGACGGCCTGAATCCGTCCCATGTGGGCTTGGACGAGATCCATGCCCACAAGTCGGCGGACCTGCTGAACGTGCTGACCTCCGCGGCCGGCGCTCGCAGCAACCCGTTGTGGCTTTACACCACGACCGAGGGGTACACCAACCCTGGCCCATGGGGAGAAATTCGGCAGTTCGCCAAGCAGGTGCTGCAAGGCATCCTCGGCGAGTCGGCCGACCACTTTCTGGTGGTGTTCTACGCGGTCGACGAGGACGACGACGAGTTCGACGAGTCGGCGTGGCCCAAGGCCAACCCGCTGATGGACGCCAACCCGCACTTGCTGAAGGCCATCCGCAAGGAGGCTGTCGAAGCGCGGCAGATGCCATCGAAGCTGGCCGAATTCAAAATCAAGCGGCTCAACCGCCCGGCATCCTCTGCAACAGGCTGGGTCGACCTGACGAAGTGGCAGAAGGGCGGAGGCGCGGTCGATCTGGACTGGCTCGCCGGCCATCCCTGCTGGGCGGGCTTGGACCTCGCGAGCAACCTTGACCTGACCTCTTGGCGGCTGGTGTGGAAGGTCGACGAGATCTACTACACCTGGGGCCGCCGGTTCGTCCCAGAGGATGCAGTTCGTGCCCGAACAGAGCGCGGGGTTGTTCCGTACGCAGGCTGGGTCGCGGCTGGCCTGATCGAGGTGACTGAGGGCGAAGTCACCGACTACCAGGTGGTAGAGGCGCGTATGAGGGAGGACATCGCCAGGTTCAATCCCCTGGTGATCGGCTTCGACAAGTGGAACGCCCAGGAGATCACCCAGCGGCTGCTGGCGGAGGGTCATCCGCTGATTGAGTTCGGCCAGACCACGAAGAACTATCACCCGGCGATGCAAGAGCTCGAGCGCGCCTACATCAGCAAGAAGATCCGGCACGGGAACGACCCCGTTCTGAACTGGTGCGCGTCGAACCTCATTGCTGTGAAGGACGGAAACCTGAACATGAAGCCTGACAAGAAGCGCTCGCCGGACAAGATCGACGACATGTCGACCCTGTTGATGGCCATCGGGCTGAGCATGCCGGCGGCCTCCCAGGCTGACGATGCCGGCGATTTCATTGCCAGTCCGGTGATCGGATGAAGGCCGCGGCGAAGAAACCTGGGCGCCTGCGCGCTGCGGCGCTCAAGTGGCTTGGGGTTCCCATCCATCTGACCGACGGCGACTTCTGGGCGGACTACTTCGGTTCGAACTCGGCGGCTGGTGTGCCGGTCAACCATCAGACCGTACTGAAGTTGTCAGCGGTCTGGTCCTGCGTGCGCCTGATCTCGGAGACTATCTCCACGCTGCCCCTTTCGATGTACGAAAAGACGAGCACCGGAAAGCGCGTGGCCAGCCACCACCCGCTGCAGTTCATCCTGCACGATCAGCCGAACTCCGATACCACTGCCGCCGTGCATTGGGAAGCCAGCGTGGCGGCGATGCTGCTGCGTGGCAATGCGCGCTGCGAGAAGCTGATGATCGGAGGCCGGGTGGTTGGCCTACAGTTCCTTCATCCCGACAGGTTGACCTGGTTCCGCCGCGACGGGGTGAAGGTCTGGCGGTACACGGACGAAAACGGTCTGCAGCGGGAGATACCAAACGACCGCGTTTGGAACATCCCTGGTTTTTCCCTCGACGGAAAGGAGGGTGTCTCTGTAATCGGCTATGGCGCCGAGGTTTTCGGCGCTGCGATTGGCGCTGACATGGCGGCCAGCTCCACATTCTCCAAGGGGCTGATGCCCACGACAGCGATTACCTACCCCAGCACGTTAAAACCGGACCAGCGCAACGATGCGCGGCAGACGCTGGAATCACTGAGCGGAGCGGTAAACGCTGGGCGCCCGGTGATCCTGGAAGCAGGTTCCGAAATCAAGACGATCGGCATCAACCCGGCCGATGCCCAGCTGCTTGAGTCGCGCGCGTTCTCGGTGGAGGAGATCTGCCGGTGGTTCCGTGTTCCTCCGTTCATGGTCGGCCATGCCGAGAAGTCGACCAGCTGGGGGACCGGGATCGAGCAGCAGATGATCGGCTTCCTGACGTTCACCCTCGGTCCTTGGCTTCGTCGAATCGAACAGGCGATCAGTAAGGACCTTCTGTCGCCGGCGGAGCGCACCAAGTACTACCCGAAGTTCGCGGTAGAGGGACTTCTTCGCGCCGACAGCGCGGGGCGCGCGGCCTTCTACGCAGCCATGGTCAACAACGGCATTCTGACCCGCGACGAAGTGCGCGAGCTGGAGGACCGCGAGCCCATGGGAGGCAACGCCGCCGTGCTGACGGTGCAGACCGCTCTCGCGCCGCTGGACAAGCTTGGCCAGGCCGAAGACGGCAATGCCGCTCGCGCGTCGATGCGCGCATTTCTTGGCGTTCCCGACGCCGCCAGCAAGGAGTAATCGATGACCATCCGTGCAACCCCGGGCGTTCCGAGCGGACGCCCGCAGATGGATGTGCGCAGCTACATCGCACCGTCGGCGTTTGATCGCTGGGATTCCAGTATCCGCGCGGCGGCTGAGGATCAGGACGACCGGACCATCGGCATCTACGACGTGATCGGCGAGGACTGGTGGACCGGTGGCGGCTTCACTGCCAAGCGCATGTCTGCGGCACTGCGTTCGCTGGGCAAGGGGCCGGTCACCGTCGCCATCAATTCTCCGGGCGGCGACATGTTCGAAGGCCTGGCCATGTACTCGATGCTTCGCGAGCACCCCGGCGAGGTCACGGTGAAGGTGATGGGTATCGCGGCCTCTGCCGCCTCCATCATCGCCATGGCCGGCGACCACGTGCAGATTGCACGGGCGGGATTCCTGATGATCCACAACTGCTGGCTCCTGGCCGCCGGCAATCGCCACGAGCTGCGCGAGATCGCCGACCAGCTGGAGCCATTCGACCAGGCAATGGCCGACGTGTATGCAGCCAGGACGGGCGAAGACCTCAAGGCCATGCAGAAGCTGATGGATCGCGAGTCCTACATTGGCGGCAGCGCTGCAGTTTCCCAAGGCTTCGCAGATTCGCTGCTTGATTCCGACGAGATCGGCAAGACCGATGACAGCAAGAACGCCTCAGCGGTGCGCCGCATGGAGGCCGCTCTGCGGGCCTCAGGCATGCCCAAGTCGGAGGCCATGCGGCTGATCAGCCAGTTCAAGTCCAGCGCGGGTGATCCCGCTGGCAGCGGTGAGGGCGAGCCCACCGAACACGGCCAGCGTGATGCTGCCGGCTTCACGACCACTGCGGCGCTGGCCGCAAACCTCACCACCATCCTGTAAGGAGAGCCTCAATGGCCCAGATCGACGACGACATCAAGAACATCAACGCCAGCCTCGGGCAGGTGAACGAGCAGCTGAAGAAGCATGCTGAGCAGGCTAAGGCCGATATCAGCGCCCATGCGCAGCTGTCCGAAGAAACCAAGGCCAAGGTCGACCAGCTGTTGGTCACCCAGGGCGAGCTGCAGGCCAACCTGCAGGCTGCCCAGCAGGTCATCGCCAAGCTGGAGCAGGGCGGCGGCGTGCCGGCCAAAGCCCTGACCATCGGCGAAGTGGTTGCCGCGTCCGATGCCTGCAAGAATTTCAATCCGGGCATGCAGGGCAGTTTCACCGTCAAGGCGGCGATCACTCGCGACGACGCCTCGGCCGGCACTCTGATCCAGCCGCAGCGCGTTCCGGGCATCGTGGCTACCCCGAACCAGCGACTGTTCCTGCGCGACCTGCTGACCTGGGGCACCACCACGTCGGACAGCATCGAATACGTGCGCGAGACGGGCTTCACCAACAACGCCGACGTGGTGGCCGAGAACCCGACCAATCCGAAGCCGGAGTCGGATCTGGCGTTCGAGCTGGACTCGGCCAAGATCACCACCATCGCGCACTGGATCCGCGCGTCCAAGCAGGTTCTGCGTGATGCCGGCCAGCTGCAGGCCTACATCAACGGCCGCCTGATGTACGGCCTGAAGCTGAAGGAAGAAGCGCAGCTGCTGAAGGGTTCGGGCGTAGGCCTGAACATCAACGGCCTCTACACCCAGGCCACGACCTATGCGAATCCGGGCGTGACCGTGCAGAACGAGACGGCCATCGATCGTCTGCGCATCGCCATGCTGCAGGTGACCCTGGCCGAGTACGAAGCCGATGGCATCGTGCTGAACCCGATCGACTGGACCACCATCGAGCTGTCGAAGACCACCGAGAACGCGTACCTGTTCGCCACGCCGCGTGGCCTGGCGGTCCCGGGTCTGTGGGCGCGTCCGGTAGTGGCCACCAAGGCCATGGACCTGGGCGACTTCCTGACCGGTGCCTTCAAGATGGGCGCGCAGGGCTGGGACCGCGAGCAGGCGAACATCACCGTGTCCAACCAGGACCGCGACAACTTTGTCAAGAACATGGTCACCATCCTCTGCGAGGAGGACGTGGGCCTGACCGTCTTCCGCCCCGAGGCATTCGTGAAGGGTGACTTCGATGGTCTGCCGGTCACCGACGGCGCCGGCGCCGGCGGCTGACACCACGTGGCGCTCGGCACAGCCGGGCGCTACCCATGACGAAGGAACCAGATAATGGCCAAGGTCATTGCACTCACCTCGTTCGAACACCACGGAAGCCGTAGCCGCGGCGCGGAGTTCGATGTATCCAACCAACACGCGGACTTGCTGGTCAAGCGTGGCCTCGTGAAGCTGGCTGGCGAGGCGGCGGCCGCCGGCGGTGGTCCGGCTGCTCCGATTGGCGCGGCCAGCGATGGCGCTCAGCTCGTCCGCCAGAAGGCTGCCGACGCGATCGCGGCAATTGCGGCGGTGACCGATCTCGAATTGCTGGGCGCGGCGCTGAAGGCGGAGACCGCCAAGGGCGAAAAAGCCCGCGCCACCGTGATCGAAGCCATCGAAACTGCCATCAAGGCGGCGACGCCGGCTCAGGCCTGAGTCATGCAGCTGATCACCATCGAGCAGGCCCGGCAGCACTGCCGGGCCGATAGCGCCGACGACGCCATGCTGGAGCTCTACGGCGGCGCCGCCGAGGAGGCGGCGCAGGAGTTCATGAACCGGAAGGTGTTCCCTGACGCCGCCAGCATGGCGGCCGCTGTGCTGGCCGGCACCGCAGGGTGCGACCCGATGGTGGTGACCGACGCCACACGGGCGGCGGTTCTGCTGATGCTGGGACACCTCTACATGACCCGCGAGGACGTGCAGTCCAGCGCAGGAGCCACAGTGAAGATCCCGATGGGTGCTCACAGCCTGCTGTGGCCGCACCGGGTCGGGATCGGCGTCTGACGTGGCCTGCTCCGGCTGCGCGCGCCGGCGAGCCTGGCTCATGAAATGGATGCGAGAAGCGAATGAACGAGCAAAGCATATTGCTGGCCGCCCTGCGCGCCCAGACCGAGGCGACGCACCAGCTGGTGGCGGCGCTGCAGGAAAAGACGAAGGCCGACCTGGAGAACGCCAAGGCGGTTAACCGCCTGGTGGACTACCTCTGCGACAGTGAAGGCGGCGAGGCGGAGGCGGCCGGGGCCGGCAACTACCTGAGCGGGAAGCCGCGATGATCGCCGCCGGCCGTCTGCGCCACCGGGTGCAGCTGCAGCGGCAGGTGCACGGCCAGTCGCCTGAAACCGGCGCGCAGACGGTCAGCTGGGAGCCGCTGGCCGATGTGTGGGCCGAGGTGGCCGCGCTGTCGGCCCGCGAGCTGGTCGCTGCCAAGGCGGTGGACAGCGAGGTCACCATGCGGGTGACCATCCGCCAGCGCGACGACGTGACCGACAAGTGCCGCGTGATTCACCGCGGCAAGGTGCTGAACATCCATGGCGTGCTGCCCGATCCGGTCAGCGGGCTGGAATACCTCACGCTCCCCTGCAGCGAGGGTGTCAACGATGGCTGATGGCATCCGTTTCGACGTGAGCGGCCTGGACGGCATCCGCAACAAGATGGCGCAGGTGAAGCGCGAGGTGAACTACAAGGGCGGCCGGGCCGCCCTGCGCCGGGCGGCCAACGTGCTGCGCGACCAGGCGCAGACCAACGCCCGCCGGGTTGATGACCACGAAACCGAGACCGCGATCTGGAAGAACGTCGCGGTGCGCTGGAATGGCCGCGCCTTCAAGCAGGACGGCGTGCTGGCCTTCCGCGTTGGCGTGCTGGGTGGCGCCCAAGCCGGCCGCGCGGCGCAGCTCGGAACGAGCAACCCGGGCGGCATCACCTGGTACTGGCGTCTGCTGGAGTTCGGCACATCGAAGATGGCCGCCCAGCCGATCTTCCGGCCCGTGCCCGACCAGGCCGGCCAGAAGGCCGTCGATGTGTTCGCGCGCAGCTTCAACCAGGCGCTGGACCGCGTGCTGGCAAAGCAGGGGGCAGCATGATCGCCCCGATCTTCCAGCTTTGCCTGACCTCACCTGCGGTCCTGCAGGCCTTCGGTGCCGATCCCACCCGCGTCTACTCGTTCGGGCTGATCGAGAAGCCGCCAGCGCTTCCCTACGCGGTCTGGCAGACGGTGTCGGGCATGCCCGAGAACTACCTGGCCCAGCGGCCGGACGTTGATGCGCTGACCACGCAGATCGACGTCTATGCGAAGGACGAGGCATCGCTGATCCAGGCTGCCAAAGCCCTACGCGATGCATTCGAACCCCGTGGGTACATCACCCGCTGGGGCGGCCAGATGCTCGACCCCGAAACGAAGCTGCTGCGCCTGTCGTTCGATGTGGACTGGCTGGTCCCCCGGTAACGCCCGCTTCAACCCCACCCATGCCCCGCACTGCGGGGTTTTTTTATGCCCGCAGGAGAAACGATGAGCATCCTGACCCAAGGAACCCAGCTGTACGGCCTGATCAACGGCGTTGTCCGCGAGATCGAGTGCATCACGGCCTTCAACCCCGGCACCGCGCCGGCAGACCAGATCGACGACACCTGCCTGTCCGAGACCAACACGCGCACCTACAAGAAGGGCCTGCGAACGCCGGGCCAGGCGTCGGTGACCATCAACGCCGACCCGAAGAACGAGAGCCACTACCTGTTCTGGCAGCTGGCCGAGCAGGTGGACGGCGGCGAGCCGATCCCGTGGGCCATCGGCTGGTCCGACGGCGTGGATATCGAGCCCACCGTGCAGCAGGTAGGCAGCCTCTCGAACATCGAGGTGACCAACGGCGGCACCGGCTACACCTCCGCCCCCACCGTGGCCATCACCGGCGGCGGTGGCACCGGCGCCACGGCCACGGCCATCGTCGATTCCGGCTCGGTGATCGGCGTCAACATCACCAACCCGGGTACGGGCTACACCACCCCGCCCACCGTCGCCTTCAGTGGCGGTGCTGGCACCGGCGCCGCCGCGACGGCGGTGCGCTCCACGGTCGCCGAGCTGGTCCTGCCGGACACCCGCACCTGGTACACCTTCCAGGCCTACGTCAGCGACTTCCCGTTCGACTTCCAGGGCAACACCGTCGTCACCACCGCGGCGACCATGCAGCGCAGCGGTCCGGGCGTCTGGCTGCGTAAGGCGGCTACGCCGTGAGCCGGGCTGCAAAGAAGACCGCCACCGCGCGGGCGGTGAGCCTGAGCCTGGCCGAGCTGCAGAAGGCCGGCGCGTTCACCGGACGGCCGGTGGAGAAGGAAATCCGCTGGAAGCAGGGCGACGAGGAGCTGACCGCCACGGTCTACGTGCGGCCGCTGGGCTTCCAGACGGCGGTGTCCGATGTGCTGTCGGCCACGAACAAGCACGACGGCGTGGCCGGCCGCATCGCGGCCAGCATCTGCGACGAGAGCGGCAAGGCCGTGTTCACCGTCGCGGATATCACCGGCGAGGCCGATCCGGAGCGCGGCGCCCTGGACGGTAACCTGTCGGTGGCCCTGCTGATGGCCATCGGCGAGGTGAACAACCTGGGAAAAGCTACGAGCTGACCCCGGAGGATGAGCTGTGGTGCGAGCTGGTCCTGAACGGGATCGGCGGCCGCAGCATCGGAGAGGCGAAGGAGCGCCTCTCCATCCGGGAGTTCCAGCTCTGGAGCGTGTACCGCGCCCGGCGCGGAAGCTTGAACCTGGGCGGCCGGCTGGATGCTGCAGCAGGGATGTTCGCCGCGCTGTTCGCCAACTCGAACCGCAAGCCAGGCAGCGCGCAGTTCAAGGCCACCGACTTCATGCCCCACGTGGATGCCGAGCCCATCAGCCTCGAGGAGGCGATGAAGCAGTGGTAGTCGGCACGTGTGGCGCGCATCAACCCGGCTGGCCACCGGCCAGCCCTTGCAGCAGAGAGAGCTATGTCCCGGTCCCTTGGTACGCTGACCATCGACGTTATCGCCGAGGTCGGCGGCTTCGCGTCCGGCTTGGACAAGTCCGAGCGCCGGGCGGAGAAGTGGCGCAAGAAGGTCGAGGCGGAGGCGAAGCTGGCCGGTCTGGCGCTCGCCGCTGGCATGACCGCAGCTCTTGCCGGGCTTTCGACGGTTGGCCTGTTGATCGCTCGCAACACCATGAGTGCCGAGCGAGAGGTTGCCCAGCTCGATGCAATCATCCGGTCAACGGGCGGCGCCGCCGGGTATACCCGGCAGCAGCTGCTGGACATGGCCGATACGCTGGCCAGCAAGTCGACCTTCAGTGGTGGGGAGATCGTCGAGGCACAGACCCGCCTGCTGTCCTACTCGGGCATCCTGGCTTCCAACATCCCCCGCGCCATGCAGGCGGTCATCGATCAGTCGGCGCGCCTGGGCATCAGCGTCAGCCAGTCGGCGGAGACCATCGGGCGCGCGCTGGAATCGCCCAGCAAAGCGGCCGCCGCGCTCGCCCAGCAGGGCTTCGGCGCTGCCTTCACGAAGGAGGTGCGTGGCACGATCGACGAGCTGGTCAAGGCCGGCAAGGAGGGCGAGGCCCAGGTGATGATCCTGGAGATCCTTGAGGAGTCCTACGCTGGTGCCGCACTGGCGGCGCGGGATACCTTCGGCGGTTCACTGACGGCTCTGCGGCACACCATCGACGATTTGACCACGGGCCGTGATGGAAGCCTGGCAGGAGCCACCGCTGCAATCAATTCGTTCATTGACACCCTCAACGACCCTCTGGTCAGGGAGGGCTTCGATGCGATGATCGCTGGTCTGGGATCGATCCTTACCGATTTCGCCACCTATCTGAAGGACGGCACCGAGGTCCGAAACCTCACGGCGTCGATCGCCGACAGTTTCCGGCAGATCAGTGACCTTGGAGGCATCTTCAGCGGGACGATCGAGGGCCTCGACCGTGTCCGAGGCGGCATGGTGGCAATCGAAAGGCAGGGCAACGCTGTACTGAAGCTGGCAACGGGTCAGTACAGCGGCCTGTTCGGCTCGCAGGGCGGTGGATGGAGCCAGTTCGCAAAGGACTACCAGACGGGGACGCAGTTCGCTGACCGTGGCTGGGCCGCTATGCAGCCAAAGCCCACACCCACGGTGAGGCTGATCGAGGCCAGTTTGCCTCCCTCGGGAGTAACTGGGGATCCGGCGGCCCGCGCGGCAGCGTCTGCCGCGGCGGCAGACGCCGAGAACGCAAAGAAGCGGCTGGCTGCGCAACAGCAATTGGAGCGCGCGTATGAGGCCGCTTCCCTCCAGCTAAAACGGCAGATCGAGCTGTTCGACACGAGCGCGGATCGGTCGGGCCGCGCCACCGAGCTGCAAAGGCTGAACTTCGACATTGCGCACGGGGCATTGAAGGGTCTCAATGTCAGCAAGCAGGAGTCGCTTCGCCTTGACGCCCGAAATCTTGATCTTCTGCAGGAGCAGAAGACGGCCAATGAGGCGGCTGCGAAAGCCACTGAGGAATTCGTAAAGCTAAGGGACGAGCTCAACAAGAAGGACTCGCTGGGCGTGGACCTGGCTCGGGAGCGCCTGAAGGTGCTGCAGGCTGCCGCAGCCGTGGGCGCTGCGAACGACCCCGAGTTCGCGAAGGTGGCCGGAAAAGCAATCGAGCAGGTTGGAGGCGCTGCGGGTAGCGAGTATCGGGGGCCAGATGCGCTGTACGGTGGCGCCAGCGGCGAGTTCTCCAAGATCGACAAAGCGGTCGAGGAAGAGAACAAGCGCTACGCAGCGCAGCTGCAGGCGCTTGAGGAATACCGGCAGGCGCGCGCTGATCTGACTGCGGAGTGGGACAGCCAAGAGGCAGCGCTTTCCGCCAAACATCAGTCCAGGCTGGACGAGCTGGACAAGGCAAGGTGGCAGGTCGGGCTGACCGCTGCAGAACAGGGACTGGCCGGCGTCGCGGGCGTGATGCGCGCTGGGTTCGGTGAGCAGTCCGGAATCTACAGAGCCGCGTTCGCGATCAGCAAGGCCTTCTCGGTTGCAAAGGCCGCACTGGCCGCTAAGGACGCGGTCAGCTCCGCGCTCTCCAGCGGCTTGCCATTCCCAGCCAACCTCGCGGCTATGGCTGCGGCCGCTGCAGCAGTGGCGAACCTGGTTGGCGAGGTCTCTGCGGTCGGCATGGCCCACGACGGCATCGATAGCGTTCCCGAGACGGGCACCTGGTTGCTGCAGAAGGGCGAGCGCGTGACTACGGCTGCAACCAGCGCAAAGCTGGATGCCACGCTTGATCGCGTGTCCAAGGATGTAGTACCTGCTGCCCCGCTTACGTACGCCCCAGTGGTGAACGTAAACGGGAATCCAGATGAGCGGACCATTCAACTTATGAAGTCGGAGATCCGCTCCGCCATCAACAGCAACAACATCAAGCAGGCTGGGGATGTTGCCGCTGGCCGCGGGCCTATGTCCAAGGCGTACGCAGCTGGATGGGGCGCAAAGAGGCGGGTGCGCTAGTGAAGAGACGGGTCGTGCGCTTCATCCATAGCCTTTGCAGCCACTTCCGTCGTTGATAGGACCGAATCAATCTGGGTTGAGAACGCCTCGGCGATTACCTCGAGAAACTCCTTGGGAAGATCGGGATATAGCTCGGGAAGGCTGGTAGTCCAGTCGGACTTCATTTGAAGAAGGATGGAACGAAGCAGCGCCAGCTTTTCCTCGCCTTCTTTGGCGGCAATAGCCAGCGCTACGGAGATGAGCATCGAGTTTGCCTGACGCTCCCCCCTAAGGGACAGCTTAAAAAATTCGTTTTCATTCATGGTTCTAGATTCCTGGGGACAGTAAGTGGCTACCTTGATTATGCAGCCGACTTGGCTACCCGAACCACTCAGGGAAGGGTACGGCCTGCGGCACATTTCGCCCCTGAGGCGCTCAACGTTCGTGAGTGGACGTTCTTTGCCTCGTCGGGCCTACACCGCCACGCCGAGCCAGACTGAGGTGCGCTGGCTGCTCAACGACCAGCAGGCGGCGCTGTTCGAGAAATGGTTCCAAGAACAGCTTATTGATGGTGTCGCTTGGTTTGCGTGCCGCCTGCGTAGCCCGTTGGGTATGGACTACTACAAAGCCAGATTTACCGACATCTACGACGGGCCGACCCTGACCCAGGGAAACCTGTGGCTCTACATAGCGTCGCTGGAACTCTACAAACGCCCCCTGCTGGCCGATGGATGGTCGGAGTACCCGGAAGGGTTCCTCCAGGCCAACGTTATCGACCTAACGGCGAACAGGGAGTGGCCCGAGCCATGAGCATTCTTGAACGCCTCTACGCCTCCGGTGGTAGCGAGATCGAGCATGACACGCTAGCCATCACCGTGGGCAGTGAGACCCACTACCTAACAAAGGGCTGGGAGGATCTTCAGGCGGTTCTGGAAACCGGCGAGCAGGTCACCTTCAAGGCTTGCGGCATGGACGTGGCCAAGCCAGCTCGTAACGCGGACGGTATACAAGATCTCAACTTCGCCCTGACCAACGTCGACGGCATGGTGAGCACCAAGATCCGCGCCGCGTTGGCCGCACGCCAGGAAATGACCGTGACCCTGCGGGTGTACCTCAGCAGCGACCTGCTGGCCCCGATCAAGCGCCCGCTCTCGATGGTCATCAAGGGCGGACAGTGGTCAGCCACCGAGGTCCAGATCACGGCCGGCTTCATGAACATCCTCGACACGGCGTGGCCGCGCGATCGCTTCAACCTCTCCAAGCACCCCGGGCTGCGCTACATCTCATGAAGATCGATCTGGAAAAGTACCTGGACGTGGTCTGGGTCAGCGGCGGCCGCGTGTTCCCCGAGCTGGACTGCTATGGCGTGGTCAACGAGGTCCGCCGCGACCTGGGCCTGCCGGCCTGGGACGAGCATCCGGGTGCGACCCGAGAGGATCTGCCCGAGCTCGCCCAGCAGGCGGTGCTGCAGCACGCCGGCAGCGATCTGGTGGAGGGTGCAGTTGCCTTCTGCTACGAGGGCAGCCTAGTCACGCATGTGGCGGTGCTTGTGGAGGTCGACGGCCGCATGTGCACGCTGGAGTGCAACGACGGCCGCAACGTGACCGTGCTGCCGGTAGCGCGCTTTGAGCGCCGGTTCAATCGGGTGGAGTACTACGCGTGATCCGGGTGTTCCCATCGCGCATGCCAGGCGAGGCACTGGAGACGCATCAGAACGGCCGGACAACTGTGGACGGCTGGCTGCGTTCCAATGTGGGCGGCTACACCGGCCGGGGCGAGCAGCCGATCGAGCTGGACGTGGATGGCCTGGCCGTGCCGTCGGATGCATGGGCCCAGACGTGGATCGATACCGATAGCGACGTGCGGATCTACCCGGTTCCGCACTATGAAGGCATCGGCGCCGTCATCTACTGGGTGGTGGTCGCAGTTGTCGCGGCGTACGCCATCTACATGGCCAACAACTTGCCGGGCAGCCGCAACACCAGTGCGGACAGCCTCAGCTTGGACACTGCCCGCGCCAACACCGCTCGCCTCGGCAGCCCCGTGCGTGAGGTGCTGGGGCGCTGCCGCGTGTGGGCCGACTACCTGGTGCAGCCGGTGTCCCGGTTCGTGGGCGGCAAGACCTACCGCACCCAGATGTTCGTGTGCGTGGGCAAAGGCCGTCACGTGATCCCTCTGGGATCTGCGCGGCTGGGCAACACGCCCATCAGCTCGTTCGGCAGCGACGTGGATATCACGATCTACCCGCCCGGGGCGGACGTGGGCGTGGACGTTCGCTCCGAAAACTGGGTGAACTCGACCGAAGTGGGCGCTACCGCCTCCGGCACGGCCGGCCTGGACCTGAGCGACACGGCGGACGTTTCCACCGGCATCAATGCTGATTCGGTCACGGTGTCGGGGAACGTGTTTACCCTGAACAACGCGACCATCACCGGCGCCGACGGCAAGGAGCGGCCGGCCACGTCGCTGCCGCTCAGCTGGGTGGTTGGCGCCGTGCTGACGCTGAAGGTGGCGGCGACCTTCACCGCGACCACCAGCGGGCTGTATTCGATCATCGCTGGCAGCGCGGTGGCGGAGCTGGCACCCTACGTGGGCATGCCGGTGCTGCTTACCTACAACGGCGCGGATTACGCGCTGTTCGTGGCCAGCTACACCGCCGGCTCCCCGGCCGTGCCTGGTGACGGCGGCAGCCCTGCGAAGCTGGTGGGCTCGGCAGCAGCCAGCAACTTCGATTTCAGCGGAACGCCGGTCACGTTCGGCATCAGCTGGCGCGGCACTACCTACAGCGTGGCCTTGGTAGCCAACTACATCACGCTGGGCGTGCTGCTGACCGCCATCAACGACCAGCTGGTGGACAGCGGGCTGGTGGCAACCCAGTCGGGCGGGGTGGTGACCATTGCCGAGGCTGAGAGCCCCTACGCCGGCGGCAGCATCACCTTCAGCGGGTTGCCGGCTGCCGTGTTCGGCAGCAGCCCGACCACCACCGCCGGCGAAGCCACGACCGGCGGAACGCCGGCAACTCAGCCGCGCGTGACCTTGGCCTATGACGGCCCGACCGGCACGGCCTTCGGTGGCCTGCCGCCGGGCTCCATTTCGCTGGCCATGTCGCGCGGCCAGAGCGAATACCGCATCGCTTCGAAGTCCGGGTTCACGTTGACGGTGCAGCGGCTGACCGAGGGCGGCGTGGTCGACACCAGCTGGCCGGGCTGGGCCAGCCGGACAGCCACCGACTACCGGGCCACCGGGTTCCAGGAGGGCGAGGAGTGGCTGGGCCCGTTCTTGGTGTGCCCGAGCGGTGAGACCACTGACGCCTTCGAATACGACTTCAACTTCCCCGGCGGGCTGATCTGGTACACGGACAAGGGCAACAAGCGCACCTTCACCGTGACCGTGCGCGTGGCTTACCGCGTGTTCGGCTCGGGCGATGCCTGGTCGGTGCGCACCCATACCTACACGGCCACCTCCGAGGACGCGCTGGGCTTCACGGAGCGCATCACGCTGGCCACGCCGGGTCAGCTGGAGGTGCGCGTGCGGCGCGTGACCGAGCGCGGCGGAAACTCGGCGCGGGATGCGTGCTTCTGGCAGGGCCTGCGCGCGCGCCTGCCGCAGCGGCCGACCCGCTACGACGACCTGACCACCATCGGGCTGACGGTGACCACCGGCACGAAGCTGGCGGCACAGACCGACCGGCGGTTCAACGTGGAGGCTACGCGCCTGTACGACGATGGCGCGGCGCGCAGCATCAGCGGGGCGATGGTCCACGTGATGCGCTCGCTGGGCCTGCCGTTCGACCAGATCGACACGGAGACGCTGCAGCACCTGGAGGACACCTACTGGACGCCGCGCGGGGAGTTCTTCGACTTCAGTGCTGAGAAGACCGGCACCAGCGCGCTGGACCTGCTGCAGATGGCCGCCCAGGCCGGCATGGGTTACTTCCTGCTGATCGATTCGATGTGCTCGGCGGGCAGGGAAGGGGTGAAGGCCTGGCGAGGCGGTATCTCGCCCCAGCGCCAGCTGGAGCCCCTGAGCACGTCGTTCATCTCGCCCGGGCCGGACGACTACGACGGCGTGGACGTGACCTACATCGATGAGGTGACGTGGGCGGCCGAGGCGGTGGAGTGCCGCCTGCCCGGGGTGACCGAGCCGTGGAAGGTGGAGACCTACGAGCTGCAGGGTGTCGGCACGCGCGATCGCGCATATCGCATCGGCATGCGCCGGCTGATGAAGCACCAGGGCCAGCGCCTGACCTACAAGACCAAGACCGAGATGATGGGCCTGGTCTACCAGTACGGCGACCGGGTGAAGCTGTTCGACGACATTCCCGGGTCCAGCACCACCAGCACCATGATCGAGTCGGCGCGGCTGGATGGCACGCGGCTGCTGATCGAGGTTGGCGAGTACCTGGACTGGAGCCTGCCGGCGCCGCGGTGCCTGGTGCGGTTCCAGGACGGCACGCTGTCGAACGTGATCGTGCCCACGCGGGTAGACGACCACCGGCTGACCATCGCGGCCTCGGCGCTGCCGGGTGAGCACGCCTTCAACACGTGGATCTTGGACGACCCGACCATTGACCCGCCCGAGCTGATCTTCTGCGACAGCACGCGCGCTGGGTATGACGCCGTGCTAGGTGACCTGACGCCAGGCGAAGACGGCTCCGTCGAGCTGACCGCCCTGCAGTACGACCCCGCCTTCTACCAATACGACGACGCCAACGCGCCGTAGCACCACTGGAGACGCTGCAACATGACGACCTTCAAAACCGGCAACAGGCTGGGTTCGAACGCGCCCAAGGATCTGTACGACAACGCGGAGAATCTCGACAACGGGATCAACGGCCCCGCCAAGACGTGGACGGATCGGCTCGGCGTGGTGCGAAAGAGCTGGAACGGTATCGAGACGGATTTCCAGCAGTTCTTGGCCGATGGCAGCACCATCGAGTTCCCGACGTGGGCGGCGGCCAGCGCGGCGGCTGGGGCCGGGCAGATCCCGCAGAACCGGCAGGTGGCGGTGGTGGGCGACTCGGGCACGCATGTAGATGCGGCCACTGGACAGACGGTCCCCAATAGCGGTCGTTACGTGATGACGGCCGGCGGGCTCCAGTGGCGCAGCGGCGATGTCATTTCCCAGAAGCTTGATCGCGCGGAGTTCCAGGACGTGATCGATGCTGCTCGTGTTGATCAGATCCTGGTCGCGATCTGCGATGAAAACGACTCGAGCACCTGGCTGCAGGCACGCACCGAAGACGGTGGTCCCAGTGACCTGTCGCTCCAGCTGCTGCGAAAGCGCGTGCCGGCGCTGCCTGATGACACGTTGCCTGATCCCGAGGTGCTTGTCCGCATCACCGATGGATCAACTCCGCCTCTGCGGACGTGGCTTGAAGCAAGTACGTCTGATGGTGGCCCTACCAAGTTCGCGCTGTACCTGCTGCGTCGCGCGCTGGGCCTCAACCCAGAGAATCAGGTCGGTTACGTCGGGGAAGGGGACTCGATGATGCAGTCGGCGATGGGTGGCGGCTCTAGCATTCCCGACATCCTGTCGCGCATGCTGGATAAGCCATTCCAGAACTTTGCATGGTCAGGCAGTCACGCATCGGAGCAAGCGGTTCGCGCCGGCGGATATGTTCCGATTCTGACGGTGCCAGGCGGAAAGATTCCCGCAGACACCGGGCAGGTCGACGCGACGTGGGACGTGCCAGGCACCATGAGCAGCACCCAGCGCGTGTTCCTCGGCACCGTACGAGGCATTGCATGCCGACTCGTATACGAGGCCGGCGTGCTCCGATTGAACAGGGTGGCGGCAGGGGCCGAACTGCAGATCAAGTCACCGATCCCCTTCATCCCGGCCGACACCTTTACTGGGTCCTACGTGCACGTCTACTTCGGCGGCCGCAACAACACGCCGAAGAGCGCAGCTGAAGCGCCGATTGCAGCAATCACCGGTCGATATCGCGAGGTTGGAGACAAGTTTCTGATCTGTGGTGTCACCACTGCCAGTGATGAGCCCGTTGGTTCTGCTGGCTATGCGGCAATCGAAGCGTTGAACCTGACGACCATGAAGCGAAACCCTCGGGAGTACGTGGATATGCAGGGGCGGATGATCCGGGAAGGGTTGTCCATCGCTGGCATTTCGCCTACGGCGGCTGACGAGGCCGCGATTGCGCAAGGCCTGATCCCGCCATCCCTCCTGTTTGACGGAATGCACTTCAATCCGAGCGGTCGCCAAGCAGCCGCCACCATCATCCTCAACGAACTCCAGATCAGGGGCCTTGCATGACGACGATCATTCGCGCCAACGGCGTTATCACCAATCCGCAGCCGGGTAGCCTGTTGCTGCCGAGCCTGGGTATCGCTGGGGCTATCGGCAGGTGGCATGCCAAGGCCCAAGGAGCCCTTGGCCCGATCACCAGCATCAAGGACAGCATCAACGGAAACAATCTCGCCGTTACCTTGGGGGCTGTGACACTTGCCGAGCTGGGTGGCCGAAAGGTTATGGATTTCGGCGGTGCCACCGACACCACCGCTTACCTTGCTGCGATTCCACAAGGTAAGGCCAGCCGCGCGGTCGCTGTCCTGGTGAACTTTGCCAACTGGCCTTCGGGGACTTCGCCATTCTTCGCCACCACCAACCCGGCAGGCGCAAACGCCGGTATTGGCATGCGCTCGCCTCAGAACGCACCCTACCTCTATGGCAACAACAGCCCGACCATTCAGTCATCGACGCCCGGTGTTCGGAATGCCTGGATGGCCATCGTCGGCAGTTTCAACAACGAAACGAAGATTGGCAAAATCTGCGCAGGCGGGGCGGTGGACGAAGGCTCCATCACCTACGCGGTGGGCGTGACCCCAGCGATGCGGATCCAAGGCACTTCAGTGATGTCGCCGAAGTATCTCGACGTTGCCCTGTTTGATCGGGATCTGAGTAATGCGGAGATGCAAACTGTAGCCGCTGCGCTGCTTTCCCAAGTTTCGGCTTAACGTCGTGTAGGGAAAAACCCTACAGACTTTGTAGGGCTGTCGACTCATGATCGGAGAACTTCAAGGAGATACACATGAGCACTGGAAACGCTAATGCATGGGCCTCTACGACGGCGACTGTTTTGGTCGGTGGTGGGCTATTGGCTTTTTTGCTTTCGCTGACGTCCGGAACCATTCGCGGCAATACGCTTATCCTGCTGGCGCTTGTGGCCGCTTATATCGCAATTGCGGACGCGGCAATCGATCTCGTTAAGGCCTATGACACGACCCCGCGTAAGTCACTCGATGTGATCAAGGTGGTCTACCGAGTACTTTCTGCTGGTTGTGCGGCTGCGGTCGTGGTGTCCCAAGAACTGAGCAAGGTTCCTGGAGCCTAAGCGATTCCATCCAGTAACGCCGGCGAGTTGCTGCGCGGCGTGTTCACCGCCCGGCTGACCCGGTACGCCTCCATCGATGGGGGCGTGCTGGCCAGCAGCATCGCCATCGCATCGTCTGGGCCGGCGGCCATCCAGTCATCGATCTGGCCAGCCTGGAGCCACACCGGCATGCGGTCGTGAATGTCCGCCGACACGCCGCTGCTGTCGCCGGTGATGATCGTGAAGGTGCCCAGGTTGCCATCGGGTAGCAGCGGGCTGGTGTCTTCCCACAGGCCGGCCGCCAGCAGCGGTCCGGAGGCATGGATGAACCACGGATCTTTCTTCCCGTCCTCGGGGCTCACCGACCACTCGTAGTACCCGGCCATGGGGATGACGCAGCGGCGCTTCTTGAACGCCGTCCGGAAGGCGGGCTTGGTCGCCACCGTCTCGATGCGGGCATTGATGGTTGATCCCTGCAGGCCCTTGGCCTTGGCCCAGAAGGGCAGGAGGCCCCAGGCCATGCGCGTCACCTGGCGGCCTTCGCCACGGTCGAGGATGACCGCTGCGCGCTGGGTGGGCGCCAGGTTGAAGCTCGGCCGGATCTCTGCCAAACCCGGGGCGAGATCCGCCAGGCCGGGCAGGCCGAAGTCGACAATGGGGAGCTGGACGAATCGGCCGCACATGGCCGGAGGGTAACCCTGCCGCCCGTGGCTGGCGCGTGTAGGGGCATTCCGACCCGGTGCAGCGCGGTTGCCCGATGGCGGCCGGCGGCAGGCCGGCGCACTCTGGTCATGCCGGACCCGGGGCCACAGGCCGCTCAGCCCGGGTGGCGCCTGAGCAGCGCCGCGCCGGCACAGGGTCGAGCAGGCTCGAGTCGACTCGACTCTCCGCAGTTCAATGGTTCAGGCAAGTGCCTGCCGCGTTCGCAGGATCTGCGACGGCCGGTCGTATTCTTCGGGCCATGCTTCCCTCGCTCGGCTACCAAGGCTTCCGCACAGCCCCCATCCCTTCGGGTTGGGTGCAGATGGGCGAGCGCTGGGCTCTGTGGTGGAATGGGCGCGAGGTGGCCAGCGTCACCCCGACCCGGGAGGGTAGCTACCGCCTGCACATGAACGCCCTGAAGATGTGGCAGACCAAGAACGCACCGGTTGCCAGCATCCGGCAGGGCAAGCGCTTCGCCGAGCGCTGGTGCGCCGCCAGGCTGTTTCCGGACCTGCCTCTGCGAGAGGCGGTCGTCCGCCTGACCGACAACACCCCCATCAAGCCGGCGCGGCCGCTGCCCGGCCTGCCGCCGACCCGCGAACAGCAGCAGCAGGCCCAGCGGCTGGATGAGGCGGCTGCTGCCGCGTCCGCCCGGGTGATGGCGGCACTGGAGCCGATCCGGCCGCTGGCGGAGACCAAGCCCCGGCTGACGGATCCCGCTAAGGCTCGGTTGAGGGAGGCAAAAGTCGGATCAAAGCGGCGCTGACGCGGAGCTGGGCCAATGCCCGGCGCTCGCCGGTGTCGTTACTCGGTAGCGGGCTTGGCACGGGGCTTGAGCCTAAAGCTCACGCCTAGCCGATTGATCGCGTTCATTGCCGCGATGGTGAGCGTGAGATCGACAAGGTCCTTCTCGCTGAAGGCTGCGGCCACGGCCTGGTACGCCTCGTCAGATGCGTGGGTCTCGCTGACAAGCGTCACTTCCTCAGCCCATGCCAACGCGGCGCGCTCTTGGTCCGAGAACAGATACGCGGCTTCGTGCCAAACAGGCAGAAGGGTGATTGTGTCGAAGGGCATACCTTCCTTGAGTAGATCGCGTGTGTGGATGTCTATGCAGTGCGCGCATCCATTCAGTTGAGAAACGCGCAAGAACACCAGGTGGATCAATTTTGAGGGCAACGATGTGCCGGTGGTCACAAAGTGATGGAGCTGTCCAACCGCTTTGGCACCCTCGGGAGAGACCACAAACCAGTTCGCTCGGTTCATCTGCATTGTCCTGTCCTGTAAGTGTGGACCGGAATTGGCCCACTTATAGGTGGAGACGCCAGACGGCCTCAGTTCGTGACAACTGCCTGCATACGACGGTTGCCTCGCCGCAGGGGCGGGCAGCGGGCGCCTGTCCCGCTTGCTGTGAGATGCCTCGCAATGGCTGCGTTGGCTCCAGAAAATTCCGGATAGCCACCTTGTGCCGCAATGGCTCAGGCGGCCGGGTTCCAGAAATCAATTCAATGCATGTCGTTGATTCGTGTCCAGAATCAGGCAGACTTCTAAGCCGCCGTTTGCTTCTGCGTCATGACGCGCTGCGCGCGTTTAGTTTCCCGCGTAGCTGGCCAATCGCCTCTGCGATTTCGAGATGGAGCGTGGCCAGATTCATGCAGGCATGTCCAACCTCCTCGTACCTTGCTGCCAGCGAGTCGATCGTGAAGTCCATCCCGTCCGCAATGTTGCTGGAACAGGGGTCTCGATTCTCCCCCTTGTACATGTAGGTCTCGTACGGCGACCGCTTGAGGAATAGCTGGTCTACGCCGTGAATGAGATGGTGGCGAGCGATTACTTCGCGCTTGGCCCACTCAAGTAGGTCTGTCACACGGTCTTGCGGATCCCAGAGGGAAGGGCAGGCTTCTAGGCACTTTTCCAGGTTTTTGACTTTGGAGTCGAAGGCCATAGGTCCTGGCTTGAATTTCGGAGGCAAGGATGGCTCGCCTAGCTTCGTGAGAATTTCCCAATATGGACCTCCAGCTATCGCTAGCAGGTCATAAAGCCCGTTTTCAAACCTTCCCCAAGCGCTGACGTACCGGCCCAACACCGCGTAGTAGTCGCGTTCGCTCTCGTCGTGAAAATGAACAGTTTCTGAAACGTACATTCATTTGCCTCAAAGTGAATGCCAGCTAACCCGATTGCATGGGCACCGGAGCGAAGGGCTCGTCACGTCGGAATCGCGCAGATCCGCCGCTGGTGGCGCATTTTAGGCACAGGGTTGGCACAGACTGACTGAAAAGCGTTGGCAGATATGGGCCGGTCGCCCCCCTCCTAAGGGGAAGGTCGCACGTTCGAATCGGGCCGGGGTCACCACGCGCTTGGCGCACTCATCAGCAGTGCCGCGCTCATTCCCCGCATTCATCCGCATCGTATTGCCGGAAATGCGTATCACCCTGCAGAACGGCGAGCCCGTTTGCCCTTACGGTGAACCAGCAGCACAGGTTGGCGTCATTTCCACGGCATCAGCCTGGCCGCAACCCTGCCGTCCGGAGTATTGCCGTGGACCTGTTGCTCGCTATTGGTGAGGTAGCGCTGGTGGCTGCCTGCCTGCTCGGGCTCGTCCATGTTGCAGACCGTGCCTGGCGCCGTCGCAAGCGCTGAACGGGCCGGGTGGGGGGTATCTTCCAGCGGAAAGAAATTGGCGCTA